GGTTGAATGCACCGGTCTTGAAAACCGGCAAGGGTTCATAGCCCTTCGAGAGTTCGAATCTCTCCGTCTCCGCCAAACATCGGGTGATAGCTGAAAACGCTGAAACCTTTAAAGAGCCTGCCTTGTGCAGGCTTTTTTAATGCCTAAAATTTGAAGTTAATTAATGACCGTGGGTCGGGTCGTGGGCTGAGTATTTGAGTAAGATTGTCACCGATACCTTACGAAGTCCCATAAATAAAGGCTTTCTAGCATTTTTGTGCTGGAAAGCCTTTTTTTTGTGCGTGGGCTGGAGTGGGCTATATCTGTAATGCGTGGCTTAGTATCTTGATGATATGTCCAGAGTCTTGCGGAATGAATTTGCCGTAATGCTTATGGATCATATCTGTATTGCTGTGGCCAAGTTGTTTGGCTAGCCATTCTGCAGTAACAACGCCAGTTGATAGTACCTGACTGGCATAAGTGTGCCGGCCATTATTGAGTGGTCGGTAGTCTACATCGATGCGTTCTAAATAATCTGCCCATTGGTGGCGCAGCTGCTCGTAAGTATGATGTGTACCAGTGTTCGGGTTATGCCACAGAAATTGCAGCGTGTGTGGCCGTTCTGTGCGATGATCTCGCTCGGTTATCATGACTGTCTGCAGGGCAGTGTCTTTTATTAATTCAATCTGATTGCGTAGTGCTTCCACAACGATGGGCAGCAGCTCAACTTGGCGTTTGCGACGACGATTTTTCGTTACCCGGTAAACGCCTTTGACCACACCACGCCTAATATAAGCGTGGCCATTATCCAAATCTAAGTCTGACACGGCTAATGCAAGCAGCTCGTGTGATGACAAACCTGACCATATCATGACAGTCCATAAGTTTTTACGCGCCTGGTCCGGCTCATTTTTTATAATTAAACTTATTTCATCCCGGTTGAAAGGGTAGATGTCGTCTGGGTCGTTGAAGTTAAGTTTGATGTACTGTGATGGATCATTGGCTGTACTCTGATGCCGTGACCAGTAGCTGTAAATCTTTCGCCATAATCCTAAAACCTCTTTTATCGTGTTCGAGCTTAACTGTTTTTGTTTGATTAAATCTTTGTATACCCAGTTCTCAACGTCTTCGACTTTGATTTTGGCAATCTGTTTGTGTGACCAGTAGTCACTGATATGGTTGTTCACTTTGCTTAGATATGTTGTCCATGACGTATCCGATACTAAAGACTCCTCCGTTATTTTCCATTGATTAAGATAATGGCCAAAGTATGATGCTTTGCGCTTGGGCGAGTTTGGGAATGTTTGGTCACGATCAAACGTCCCCATTTCTATTTGGGTCTCTATTGATTGTGCGATTGCATTGGCTTTTTTTAGATTGGCGTCAGTGGGTGGTGTGTCGTAAAGCGTTTCGCGGTCACGCTCTCCGCTTGCATCGCGCCACCAAATTCGGATGCTGGTTTTTAAAGGTTCTATACCTGCAGACATTCTGTATCCTTTGATTTCAGGTCAAAAGTAGGGTTATATCGTGGGTAGGCTCTTTATGTGAGCAGTAGATAAGCGGTAATACTACGGTAGTAAAAAAGAGGTAATAAAGGTAAGACCTTCATTATCTCTTTTTATGTTTCTGATTTTATTTGAATTAATTATTACCTTTAGAAGGTAATTAGAAGGTTAGATCTATTACCTTTTTCTTTCTTGAACCGTTTGGCAATCGATACAATGAGTGACACCACCCAAGCGCCTTCGTTGCTCTGGTATCAGTGCGTCACATTCAATACAGTCTGTCCGTGATGGTGCATTGAAGCGTTTGGCTTTAGCCAGTGATCTTTCTAAGCTTTCTTGAGCAATGTCGTTTGCTCTGTCTATGTCGTCTGCCATAATTCTATGATCCTATTTTAATTTTGGTTAGCGTTTCAAATTTGCGCTCTTGATAGACTTCTACCTCGCAGCGCATTTCAATTTTGTCTTTGTTGATGCTGTAGTGCTTGTTTTGATAAAGCTCTCGCTGTTTGTGCGTTGGATGCATTGAGCAATCAATCATTTGCCCTGACTCAGTGTCGAAGGTTAACCAATGTAGAGGGCTGTCTCGGTTGTATGGGAATAGCGCGCGTACTAACTCCATCCGTCGGCATCCTTATACATTGGGTGATCTTTTGGTATCGAGCATTCACCGTTGATTATTTCCATGTCGTAGCAGTCGTCGCAGAGATCTGCGTGAGGTGCTTCGCTTTGTCCAAACCAAAGCTCACAGCCACACTCATCGCAAAAACCGTCCATACTGCTAAAGCTGTATTCATTCATATTCATTAGTCAGCTCCTTGTTCAAATACCCAGCACTTTACTGTCTTTGATTTATAAACAGCGCTTGATACTGCTACGTTTGAGTCAACAAATTTATGTTTACGACTTGATTTAAGCAGGCGCTTCATCTCGGTCTGCTCTGGTAGGCGCTGACCTTCAGACTGGGCAATCTTGTAAAAGGCTGGTAGGTTGATTGCTATTTGCTTTTTATCCGCTGCATAGTGGTTCATGTTGCAATCTGCCAACGAGTCTAGGTATTCGTAGATCTCCCAGAATTGCTCGACGAGTGGATGGTCGTTGGACAGTCTGGCCACGCGCTGTTCTGACATTTTGATGAGCGTGTTTTTGGCTGTCTTGGCTTGTTCTTCTGTCATGATGCCGTCTAATACATGCAAATGAAGACAATCAACCATCGCCGCTACTTGAGCATGATTTAGCGCGATACGAGTATGAGTGATGCCGGCTGCATGATAAAAAGCTTCATACTCGCGCACTTTGCTTTTATATGTGTTTAGTATGGCTTCCTCAGCACGAATGGCTTTGACCATGAATTGACTGGTGACTTCGAGCGGTATGCGGTCGAGCTCGTCGACAATGTATTTGCCTTCGAGCGTTTGACCTTCACGAGTTAGTCGGATATGCAATAAGCGTGTGAGCATGGCCTCAGACGCTTGGATAGGTTCGTTCTGACTAATCATGATGGCTGCACGAAATGGCGGTGAGTACGTGTCGTTACCGTTGTTTTTGACACCGCGACTACGGATTGAGCGACCATTAAAAGCGTCTTTTAACTGATCCCATTCAAACTTTGAGTAAGACTTTTTGCCGTCTTCGTCGTTACGGTCACCTTCAATCAAGGCGATAGGCATATTGGACACTTGAGCGAACTCACGATAGATAGCGACCGATGTGGCCTTGGAGGGATCAAAGCCTTCGTAATCTTCACGACCAGATAAGCGCCATAGAAATTCTAGTAAGCGTGACTTACCAGCCCCGGCTTGACCAACCAATTCGAAAAATGGAAAGCTGCGGTCGATGCCACGTATCTGCTCGGCAAAGTAAGTGCCCAGCCACCACGCCATGACCACCGTGCCATAGTCGCCACGTACTTTATTGAATTTTGGCCACCAGTCGAAGTTTGGTTTGTCTTTGGTATTAAGTTGTACTGCTGGTGAGTTTGCTAATGATTTAACCTCTAAGCGACCAAGCTTGAAATAATCCTGCTCATTGATCTCAACTGATTTGCCCTTGTGCACAGCAATGTCATTAAAGATATATGCACCAAACTCTTTACTGTAGCCAATGAAGTCGGTGGTTTTGACCTCTTTTAAGGCTTCGGTCTGATGACGCATGATGATGTCTAGCTGACCGGCTGCGCCTGTCCAAAATACGCCAGCATAAACGGATAACAAACGAGGCTTAAATTTAGAGGGACTAGATAATTGGTCACCAGTGATCGTCGTGGTTACAGCACCTTTAGCTGTGGCCACACGCATGAAGTACCAGGACTCATCTGTGATCTCGTTGCGCTGGAAATAAAGAGCTTCGAGCTTGGCATTACATAGCTCGGTGACAGTACTGCAGGACTTTACGAACTCTGGCATCTGCTCATCGACGTCTGTTAAGTCGCTGACTGACTCAAGATAAGAGCCTACTTGGTGCTTTTCGACACCGATGCAGGTCGATAGGGCTTTGGTATCTAACTCGAACCACCAAGTACGGTAGTTGTATTCAAAATAGAAGCTGGTGCGCTTGGTGTGCATGTACATAATGACAGCAGCTTCTGATGCTGATGTCGCTGTCAGTAAATTGCCTAAGTAACGATAGTGCTCGATATGCTCAGATGTGAGACGACCCATTTCATGTAGGTCGTTCCAGTCTAGTTTGCGATGCTTCTCATACGGTGGCTGCGCGGCCACACATTTAAAGCCCATGTATTCAGCTAGCTTTACAAACTTTTTGGTGTAGTCTTTGCCGGCTTTATCATTGTCATACGCCCACACCAGTGTAGGTAGGGCGCGCTTTTCTTTATTGTATTTGCTCTTGAGCTCATACAGACTGTGCTCGGGAAAGTTTGAGCAGCTAATGGAGCTTGCGGTATCAAGGCCATGCTCGTTCAATGCTATCGCATCAAAGATACCTTCGGTGATCCAAATCTCCGTTGGCAGCTGTGTGTTTGCTGGATGCCACCACCAGTATCCCTTTAGATCATAGCCATATTTAAGATTGGCTTTGCGAGGGAAACGGTCGGCTTTGTCAATGATGCGCTCCCACCAGCCACCATTGGGTAGCTGGAAACGGACGGTCGCAGATGATATACCAAGCTCACGATTTGTATATTGCTCTTGGCTGTAACTGCCTTTGATTGATTTGATGCTAAGCCCACGTCCTTCAGCTAGATAAGCATCGGCTGCTGCATTGGGGCTAACGTCTGTCTGTCTATATGTGGCTGACCAGTCGGTAAATAGGTCAGAGAATAGATCTCTGACGTGGACTTCCATACCGCATTTATTAAGCCTGCCGCATTTGACGACTCGGGGCGTAGTGGAGTGGGTGAATAGCGATTTTTTGCTGCAATCTGGGCAGCGACCTTCACGTAGCCAGTCGCCGCTTACTTTGAATCCGTAGTCCGATATCAGGCGGTCTACGACTTTGTCATTAATTCGTGTCATGGTATTACCTAATTTTTTGAAGAGTATTAAACGGTTTCTGCTTCCTGAATGATTTTTGTGACTTCTTCAATCCAAAAGTCGCTACCCATTATTGCCTTGTAGGTCTGAGCTTCACTCTTTAGGAGCCGCTCAGAGAAGTCGCATAGCGAAATCAGCACCTCGGTATGCTTTTTATCATGATCTTCTTTGGCTAAATGCTCGGCTAGCCAATGCTTGCGTGTTAGGTAGTCGCTTTTGTGAGAGTGAATAGCCGCGCAAAACACTTCGCTCAATGAGTCTCTTATATCGGTCGTGAGATTAAAGGGGTTGTGCTTGTTGCTTGGAATGGTTGTATCACTAACAGGCGATTGAGGAGTTGGATTGGTCATCGTGATTATCCTTATCTAGTCAGTGCAGCCGCAATTTCAGGTTTTGGCTGCAGACTGGGTTGTATTTGCTGTGATATTTCAATACTGACCTTGGCAGAAAATAAACAATTTGGATTATGGCAAGCTGCTGTCAGCTGCTTGGTTAAAGGGCTATATACGACGTGCCCGTGTGTTCTCATTCTTGAACCGCAGTGAGGGCAGCGGATATATGCTGTCGTTGAGCTTGCCATAGTGTCTCCAGTTTGGTCGTTAGTTCACGGTGAATTTTCCACCAGGGAATTGATATTTCACAGTTGGTATGACTACCTGCTGTTGCTTAAACTGCTTTTGACGATGTTCGATAATGATTTGTTTTGAGTGCTCTACGACGAAAGTACGTACAGCAGTGGCCTGCTGATCCATATCACGTAGACGCATCGCTTCTAGAAAGTCATCTATCTCATGCTGGTTTAGATAGCCATAGATACGATTGTCGCGGACGTTGTCCCAGTTTTTATGCGTCATGATGGCTCTCCTTGGTCTTGGCTGAGTCAATCAAAGGCTTCAACGTGGGTTCATAATCTTTGTCTTGCTGCTGATATAGTTCGATAGAATCCGAAACGATATCTTGTATATCTATATTTCTATAGTTTGATTTTAGGCGTAGGTATTTGTGCTGATCTTCAGGAATCCGCACGTTCAAAGATGATTTAGACATCGTGGTGTCTCCGATAGTTATTAAAGTCACTGCATGTTTGTGTTAAATTGCTAGCTATCTAGCAACAATATTATTATGACTTACCCAAATGGATAAGTCAATGTGAAAGGTAATCCAAATGGATAATTTAACTAATGAGTTAATGGTTCAAATCGGTACACGTATGACGACGGAACGTCAGCGTCTCAACTTCACACAAAAAGATGTTTATACGGCATTGGGTCTTGGTGCTACGTCATTGTCGCGTTATGAGCAGGGCAAGCGAACGCTTGATCTGATACAAGCACATGAGTTTGCCGCGCTTGGTTATGACATGCACTATGTACTGACTGGCAATAGAATGGGTGAGTCTGTGAGCGATCTGACTGAAAGTGAGCATACGTGGCTTGAGCTATATCGACAGGCTAATGATCCAGAACAACTTATGAAAATGGCAAGGGCGTATATCGCTGCTGAATAGGCATAAAAAAAGACCGCCATTGCTGACGGTCTTTTTTTACACTGTTGAATTACCACTCTTCGTTTTCTAAGGTGTTATTTAGTGCTGATGCTCCTGCATCCGTTACATCTGCGATGTCTTTAAATATCTGCTCTAACTGCTCTGGTTCAATGGCTTTGTCTACGCCACCAATGCTACAAAGCTTTGCTAAAGTATCGGTGTAGCAGTGGATACGGTATAGCTCATCTGCGATGGTTTTACTGTCGTTGATATTTGTGGTCAATTCTTCTACTTGTGTTTGTAAACTCATTTTTTAAATCCTTGCTGTATAAAGTCACTTATTCGATGGTGAATGTCCCAAGATTTGTCCGTATCTGCCATAACCATGATGGCCTGTGCAGATGAAAGGCTCAATACGAAATCACTTTTGTCGGGATTAAACGCCCAATCCTGCCCCTTTCTTAGTTGTGACTTTTTATGCAAGGTGTTAATAGTTGACTCAGATAAATTACTAATGTTGGCTAAATCTTTATTGTATATAGCCATTCTACGACGACCTGCTATTACATAGCGTTTGATCGGTAACTTTTCGGTGTCACTACATTTGTCGTTGGCTGTGCTATACTTAGTCATACTGATTGGCTCCATGAGTTAGTTGGTTTAGGTAATCAACTTTGTTTAGTTTGATTGCTTGAGTTCTAAAGGCAGATGCTTCTTGGTCGGGGTTATCTGCCTTTTTTATTGTCTGAAATAACTGTAAGTGTCGATGTAGTAGCTGCTGGCTACGGATATAAGTATTAATTTGCTGAGTGGTGTTAGGTCTATTTTGCATCTAGGCTCTCCTGATCGTCATCGGTTATCCCTACTATGCTGTCGGTAGACGGCGATAGGGTCGTAAGTAGTACTAATGGCATCGTAAATACTCCGTAATTATGTTTTGTGATAAAGTGCTAGCTAACTAGCTAGCAATTACATTGTTCCATAGCCTTATGGATATGTAAAGGATTTTTGTATCTATATGAAAACATTTACTGATGAACAAATTATCAAAGACCTATCTGAGCGTCTTGTTCTAGAACGTGAAAGACTGGGACTACCACAAGAAACAGTACGAGATACTTTAGGTGTTGCTCATGCAACATTTTCTAGATATGAGAATGCCAAGAGGTTACCTGATCTAGGGTTAGCCAAGAAATTATCTGATATTGGGTATGATATTTCTTATGTAGTCACTGGTAAGCGTCTGGATGAATCGACCGGTGATCTGACTGATGATGAGATGCAGTTGTTAGAGCTGTATCGTCGTAGCAAGCGACGTGCTGAGCTGATGAGATTAATCAAAACTTACGAGGCGATGGAGTAGGTGATCGGCAGAATTAATTAACCTTTGTTATTTCAATTGCTATTAGTGATTGATAGACTAATGTTTTTTATTTGAGAACTGAGCCATGTTGAAGAAATTTGCCGTATTGATGACTGTCTGCGCTATCGCTGGGTGTAGTGAACCTGAACCTATAGAAATTGATGTTGATGAAGCTGCTGCCAGCGTAGGTCTTGCGCCAGAAGACTATGAGGTAGATGAGCATGGAAATGTTAAGGTTTACTCTAAGGTAGAAACAGCTGAAGAAAAGGTTTTGTGGTATCAAGATAATCTAAGTGAGCCTGTTGAAACGGTTGGTATGTCAGATGGTGATGCGATCATCACCAGTGCAGGATTAGATCCAGCTACAGTGGAAGAGTCAGCTGATCATGAAGGCGAACCAAAAAAGCTGTATACCATGCATGACGACAGCGCTGTATCCGCTTGGATGTCACACAGTCCTAATGTTATTTCCCTTAACTGGTTTCAATTCTCCGATGAGCCAGAGGCTATAGAACGTAGCCAACAAAGCTTAAAAGAAGCGTACAAACTTGCTAGAGCGATGGCGGGTAAAGAAGGCGCTGACGCAGTTATGTATATCTCAAACGGTGGCAAATACCGCAGTAAGCCTGTTGGTGGCTATCCTGCCACGGGGCAGTGTAATGATGGGGTTTGTTTTATTCATGTAGATTTGAGTAGCAAAACTGAATTTTCATAGAGACTAAGGCTAGTTTTATTGATGGACACATTTTTCGTAAAAACCTTGATAGATGAATTTGGTTTATATTCAATAATAATTCCTCTGCTTATAACTCTGGCTATTTTTAATTTTCCTAAATTTGTAGATTCTACAACTTACTTTAAAGCACGAAAAATAAAATATATGAATGAAGCACTTGAGTCCAACTGGATTGATAGCGATTCAAAGAAAATATTGAGTGAAAGTATTTCTATGATGTATTTTTCTAGCGCTTTAAATATTAAAGTCGATAAAAGAAAAGTTAAAGAAATATTGAAAATATATGATGCTTTAGACCAGAGTTTTAATACTATAGAGATATATCATGCATTAAGGTATCTACCTATATTTTTCTATGACCTTCCTTTGAATGAGCTTAAAAAAGGAAGAGATAAAGTTAAACGTAACTTAAAATCAGAAAATTTAATGATTATCCTTAATACGATTACTTTTTCTATTTGCTCGATGTATTTTATATATAGCATCTCAATTAACTATCAAAAAGATCTTTCTTTTATTGTTAGCTACCTATTAGACGACTTTGTTTTTATCATTTGCTTTATTGTTAGCGGGTATGGAATCGCATACTATTATCCTAGGTTGGAAAAGATAAGAAATGCTGTATATATATTAGATCTCTTGCATAAGTCATTGCTAGCCTTTGATACTCCGTTAACGAAGGTCAATAAAACGGTACTTTTGCAAGAGGTCTATTAAATTATTACATTGCTATCTCAGAATGAGTTATGAGAAAAAAACCTACTGAGTAGCAAGGCTTTTTTATTTTGTATCATGCCTGTTAGTGGCTATCTTGCCACAGGTCAGTGTAATGATGGGTTTTGTTTTATTCATATAGATTTGAGTAGTTAGTATTAGTTGGTTTTTACAACGCACAAATATTAAATTTAAAATATTAGATCTCTTGCATAAGTCATCGCTAACCCTTGTGACTCTGTCACTGGAAGTCAATAAATTGGTACTTTTGCAAGAGGTCTATTCCAAAAGGTATTCTTTTGGTAAAACAGGACGTATTGGAGAGTGAAGATGACTGGTAAAACTGAAGATAAGAATAAAACTGAAGATAAGAATAAAACTGAAGGTAAGCCTGACGAAAACATAGCAAGTGATATCGCTAAAAAATGCGGAATTATAATGCCGATAGCGTCAATGGATGGTTATCCAGAATCCCATTGGAAAGATGTTAGGAGAATATTAGCCTCCGCTATTGAAGATGCTGGCTTTGAAGCTAAAATAGTGAGTGAATCTGATGATATTGGTGTTATACATAAACGGATTGTGCAGAACCTTTATGATAATCCAATGATAGTATGTGATATTAGTGGTAGGAATGCTAATGTCATGTTTGAACTTGGCTTACGTTTAGCTTTTGATAAACCTACTATTATTGTGAAAGATGATGCTACGCCATATTCTTTTGATACCTCTGTTATTGAACATTTAGCATATCCAAAAGACTTACGATATCAAAGAATAGAGGATTTTAAAGCTGAGTTAAAACAGAGAATACAAAAAACATATGCAACTTATTTGAAAGACACTAGCACATATTCGACATTTCTTAAAAACTTTGGAAGCTTTACAGTACCAAAAATAGATGAAAAAATTGTGTCTGTTGATAAATATATTGTACAAGAGTTGAAAAGTATCAAAGAAGATATAAGTCAGATTAAAACAAGAGGTGTTGCATCAACAGAGTATGGATCCACAGATATTATGAGAAAAAAATATAAAGGAGATCTTTATATTAGAAAAGCTCATTTTCAGTTTTATGATTTGCAAGAAGCAGATAATGCAGAAGAAACACTTAATCTCTTAGTGTATTCTGTTCTCCGCAAAGGAACTGAAGTAGAGGTTGTATTTCCTACTCCAAAACCCTTCGATGATGTAATTAAAATGGTTGAAAATCTCGGTATTAATATAGGGTTTAAAAAGGTTGCTAATAGCGTAGCATATTTTGATGATGTACCATTCTAATAAGAATCAAAAAAAGCCCTGCTATTTAGCAGGGCTTTTTTTGTTGAGTATTATGCAACTGTAAAATCTAGATTTTTTCCTAATGCCTTAAACGCCTGCTCTAATGTATCAATCTTAGTGGTATGTTCTAGGTTTACAATACGAGTAACTTGCTGTGGACGTATCCCCATTCTCTTAGCTAATTCAGCTTGACTAATATGCTGCTCGAGTAGGGCGTTCAATAACATTACTTTAGCTGATGCGCTAAGTGGTAAGCCAATTAATACTTCACCATCTTGTGCTTGCGATGGCGCTGGCACAGGGCGGTTATCTTCAAAGTAAAAGTCCATCGCTGTTAATAAGGCATCTTCTGCCATCTCAACGGCTTCTTCATATGTATCGCCTTGGCTAATCGCTTCAGGTATATCCCTAAAAGCAACTGTATAGCCATCATCTTCCAGAATAAATGCGGCCGGATATTTCATAGTATTTCTCTCTGTCTCTTGGTTTTTGATAACTTAAAAAATCTGACTTAGTTGGAATAGTTGGGGGCGAACCCCCAACCATTTTAATCAACCTCTAATTGCTTCATGATCGCTTTTGCCGTATTTTCTTTGATTTCTCTGTGGCGTGGTATCGTACTTTGTTTACCGTTTAGATAAACCTTAGTATGTTTACCACCCTCTTTGAAAATAGCGCCAAGCTCTTCGAGTTGTGTAATCAAGTCATTTCTTTTCAAGTCACCTCCTTATTTATGAGAAAGTAAATTATAAACAAAAATGTTTATATAGTAAACAAAAATGTTTATAAATATTGCTATATATGGTGTCGGAGTGGACACTATATATGCTGGATACGCTCTGACAATCAAGCGATACTAGACTCATCAAACAACGGCAGCCCCTGAAATGGCAGCCACTCAAGGAGAACGCCACGATGACAAACCTAACAATAGCAAAAGCCCAAAACGAAGCACTTGTCGCAGACGACAGTTATGACAATATTATTGAAGTTGTCAAAGATGCTAAAAGTAAGCGGTTTTGGGAATTAGAAATGCTTACTGATTGTGAGTTCAATTGGCGAGCTGCAGCTCAAGAAGAATTAGATAGACGAGCCGCTGCTATTATCTTTAGCGAATTGGATAACGATGACTTAATGAGCATCGCCATCGGTGAGATTGACATCAACGACCTATATCGCAAATCTTAAGCCCAACGACAAAAAAGCCCTGCTATTTAGCAGGGCTTTTTTTATGAATATGGTGTCGTGGCCGACACTATATATAGTGGCTATGACTGTTTGCTAGAGCGATACTAGACACATCAAACAACGGCACGCCCCTGAAATGGCAGCCACAAACAAAGGACACCACGATGAAACAGTTAATTAAACGCTTGAGCGATCTTGGCTATAACCTAACCACATTAGAGCAGCACGGCAATAAAATACATTTCATGCATCGCCAGCACCTTATCATTATTGAGCAACTAAAAAACGGATATCAGCTTGATATCAATCACCCTGAGAGCAGGTTTGGAAAGGTATGCTCAAGTGAGCATCGTTTGGTTGTTGGGATTTCTGATTATTTTTGTTGATATTGAAAGGTAGACGATAAAAACCCCGCTGTTTAGCGGGGCTTTTTTCTATTTAATAGTTTTTGCATCTCTCTGCAAGCCATTCAATATGCTCATATAACTCTGGATTATCTTCTGCGTCTCTAATTTTATTTATTGCTGGTACTGTCTGTTGCCAAACTTTTAGGAATCTTGATCTGTAAAGAGATTTAAATAGCTCCTCATCAATAATACCTTGTCGAATGCTTAGTGCTAGAAACTCATATATATTCATAGAATGAGTAAAATAATGCTTTAGGTTTATGATATTGTTGTAATCAGCATCTATACCTTCTACTGGATTCTCTAGAATTATATCTTCTAAGTTTAGTGCGTACATGATAGCTTTTTTACTTTTTGAAAAATCTAAATCTTTCTCTAGGGAAAAAAGTATATCCATAGAAGATTTACGTCTGGTTTCAATACTATTTACAAGCAATGAGAAAGAGGTTAGAAGAAGGCCTGCGAAAGCAATTGAGGAGGATAAAAGTATTATAAAGTCAAAATTATCTAGCGAATCCATAATTTCTAGGAAGACTATATAATATGAGCATATTATTACTATGAGTATAGGTAAACTGATTAGAGCGTAAGCTAAATAACCATTTCTATTAACTACAAGATCCTCGTAATTAAAAGGATTGCTAAGAAATTTTTTCAGCCATGATTTCTTATGCGTCATCAAATTTATCTCAATTAAATTAGGATGCTTGGGGCTGAAATACACACCACGATATGTGTCCGCCTTATTCGTGCAAAGCCTTATATCGGCGCTCCCAAGCAAATGCTATTATAACTTATTTAGCAAAAATATGTTTAATTCATGGAGAGAAAATATGGACCCATTTGCGTTTGCAACCATAGTAGGCCTGCTTGCTACCTTCCAATCTGGTAGAGAGGGGAAAAGAGATATTGAAGAGTTCAAGCATTGGTTGGAGGAGAACAATCATAGCAATATGGTTTCTATTATCGAGAACAATCAGAACATACAGCAACAGCTCACTGCTTTTATGAACCAAAACCATGATCAGGTAATGGCTCAATTATCTACACTAAATGATCTTATGGTGTCCATTGCCAGACATATGCAGGGTTTGGGAAATATTGCTTCAAGCTTTGCACCTAATAGTGGGTTATCCGATCAGGCTGTTGATGTGTTGAGGCAGTTTGTTAAATCGGGTAGTAGCAAGATGCATTATATGAAAAACACTAGTGGAAGAGGTAATGATTTTTATGTACTAGAAGGTGCGCCTAATATTGAATATAGCGAACAAATATTTATGAAAGGTGATATAACTAGTTTAGTAAATTCAGGTTTAATTACTTCGGTTAGTGGTTCAGGGGGAAAGGCTACATATGCAATTACTCGTCAAGCCTATCGTTTTATAGGTGCCATTGATAGTAATCAATGAATTTATTTGTTTGAAGCCAATAAATCCAGCTGCGTTGTCAATCCGCCAGACTTGCTATAACTATGTACCGCCTTATCTACCGTCCATTTGAGACTATCAATCTCTGCCTTAAAGCCCTGAAGCGTAATAGGGCTTTCAGTTGTTACGGCAGGGTAGGCGTAAGCTGGACTAATGCTAAATTTGGCTTGCTGGTCTTTTATGCGTTTCGACTCCGCATGCGCAGCAGCCGTCGCCGCTTCTTTACTCTTATAAGTGCCTTTGAGTTTTTTTGTTTTAGCTTTCGTGCCGTTGGTATCGACCGTCTTGCGCGAGGCTGTTTTCTTGTCCTGGTAGCTTGTCGCAACGTTATCATAGTCGCCTTGTCTGTCTTCGACACTATAGCGAAATTGGTCGCCTGTTTGCCGAGTGATAACGGTTATGTCCAATGGATGACCACTGGCACTGACGTTAGCGTTTGCGGTAAATATCAGTAGCTTGCCATGTTTAATGTTTACCACTGCGCCATATTGATGGCATAGACGTGTTAGCAAGTGGATGTCAGATTCATCTGTTTGGTCAACGTGACCAACATTGATAGTGGCCAGAACTGGTTTGATCGATAGCTCTAATTGTTGACGCTTGGCAATGATATCCGCAATATCACCAAGCGTTTTATTATGATAAGACTCGCTATGGCCAGACTTTAATGACGATTTAAAATCTGCTGACTTGGCCTTGATATTTATGGTGTCTGGCGTACCTGACCACTCACAGCTATCTACAATATACGTACCCATATCGTGTATACCAGCATCCTCATAACCCATCCAGCATTGCAATTTGACACCGCGCTTGGGTAACTCTAAGGCACCATCGTGATCGTCAAGCGTTATTGCCAGTTCGTCTGCTTCTAAGCTTTTATTGTCAGTGACAGATAGGGTCATCAGACGTGCCATCACTTGATCGTTTAATGGTTTATCGTCAGCGGTCAGCTTCAGTACAGGTGTTCGTAACATCTTATACCCCTTGCTCTGCTGTGACCGCTTTATCAGTTTGGATGCGGTCGTCATCGACGCGCATTAGCTTCATGGTGCCATCAATCTTACGAGGCACACCTCTATTGGTAATATACGAGCGGGTCTCGTCAATCGCGGTGATAGCAAATACGCCGTACAGATAACCACTTCCATCAATGAGCACATAGCCGCTGCCACTGTCTGCCATCTCTGACAAGTCATCGATGGATTGACGATTACCAAAACCATGTGATTGATAGATCAAAAATGGTATGGTCACCGTTTCTTCACCTGCGCCTGTGAATTGATGCTGATCGCGTCCCTGAGCGATAGCGTTACTAGCATAAGACCACGACCGGCTGCGCTGCAGCTCATCATACGTCATGGTGTCGACGTTAAATACAAATTGCCCAAGTGCTAAAAGCATTACCACGCCTCCGCTAAGTCATAAAGTGCTGTGTTATTGTTTGATTGGCTACGCTGTGCGTTTGCCAATTGCTGAGCCACTAGTTGAGCGATCTGCTGCTCTGATTGGTGTGGCTGCGCGTAGATATTGATATTGATGGGTGCAGGTGCTTGGCTTTGATTGCTGCTGCCACCCATCATTGCTGACGCGCTGATCGGTTTGCGACTGTCAAAACGGATCTCGCTAGTATCCATCGCATCGCGTAAGTTGTTGCTCGTCTTGAGCATGGCTTGGACTGGACTGTTATTACTTAGTATTCCGTCTGTGATGCCGTCTGGAATATAGCTGCCGTACTTAGTGAATATTTTGCTAGGGCTATGGCTATCAATACCTTTTTTGCCTGTGAATGCATTTTTGACACGGTTGGCCACGCCCAAGATAGAATTAACGATGGCATCAGCTTTGGCTATAATCCCGTTTTTAAGACCGTCCATAATCTGACCGCCCATCGTTGACATTTGAGCCGGTAGTCCTGTCAAAAAAGCCATCATACGTGCTGGTAGTCCTGCCACATAATTGATGGCTGCTCCGCCATGTACAACAATCATCGCGGCAAATGTGCCAATGGCAGTGCCGATGGTTTGTAGACCTAGTGCCAATGCACCGACGAGACTGGCAACTACCTGTGCAATAAGACTGACAATCGTACCCAATACATAGCCAAACTGACTGCCATAAGACGTTGCCGTTGCTAATTGAGAATCGGTGGCTTGGAATGGTGCGATTAGTGAAGCTAATGCTGTACCAAGCCAAGCAATACCTGTGATGATCATATCCAAAACAGGACGCAACGGCGCAAATATGCTTGATAGCATGAAGCCCAGACTATCTAACGTCGCTTGTAGTGGCGCTATACCATCCAAGAATCCTGTCCACATACCTGCAAAAAAGGCTTTGACTGGCTGCCAATATTTAATCAGTAATAGCCCAGCAACAGCAATGGCCATAATCGCCCAGCCGATAGGGGTGGTAAGTAGTGCAACTGATAACTGGCCAAGCGTTGTAATTAACAAGGGGATAGCGTTACGCGCTAAGAACCAGAATGATTTGAAAAACAGTTTGCTAAACCACACCAGGGCTTTACCCATTAGCTTGAACTTACCCCAAAAGGAGATGCCTAGTTTTGCTAGTATGGCGTTAAATATCATCATCGCTGCACCGAACTTGATGAAACTAGCAGCCATACTAAAAAACGTACCAAACATCAGGGCAGCGCCGTATTTGACTGCCCATATCGCCGCATTAATCTTGATGAATTTTACTACTAGAGATGCTATGGTTTTGACCAGCTCAGGGTTTGCCTTTACCCATAGACTAACTCTATCCACCATATCAGTGATATTAGTAACGAGGCTTTTAATCTCAGGTGTAAAGACTTCAACGACGTTTACCATTGCTGAGGTAAACGTGCCTTTTGCTGCATCCCATAGATTAGCAAGTGTGCCGAGCTGAGCGTTAATCCGCTGCTGAAGGCTTGCTTGGGCTTTCATCTGTGCAACAGTCTGATCGTATCCAGCTTTGCCTTTACCAATGATGATGTTAAGAGCCGTTAAGTTCTCTTTGTCCGTACCGTAAAGTGTCTCAATGACTTTGGTGCGATGCTGGGAGTTCAACGTCGATAGCTTGTCCATCTGTTTGAAAAAGTTATCAACACCACCAAACTCTCCTTTACCATCAGTAAAGTCCATTTTGATGTCTATGCCGTAGTCTTTTTTCAAGTCTTTTAACTTATCAGGTAGATCAAGATCTAACGAGCGCGATAATATCTTGCTCATCGCATTACCTGCTGAGCCACCCTCAGTCATACCAGAGTTACCAAGCATCGTTAGGAATGGTGATAGGGCTTTGATCCCTTTCACACCTTCCATTCTAATTGCTTTCATACCGGGGGATAGTCCAACAAACGCTTGCTTAATCCATTCAGGATCTAGCCCTGTGTGATGAATACGCTGGACGATATCCATAAACTCCATCATGTCTTTGGATGCGACTTGGGTTGCATCAGATAGCTGTGCAACAAATTTTGCAGAGTCTGAAAACTCCATCTTCATGATGATGGCTGTCTGTCCTGCCGCTTCGCCAATACCTCCTAATATTCTCTCTGCAGATATGTTTTCTTTAATCAGTACGTTGAACATCTTTTGAAAATCAGATATCGAACCCGGTAGTTTTTTACCCATTTTCCCAGCAAGATCTGTCAGCTCTTCAAAGCCATCACCAACCTTGCCTGTGCTATCCATCATGGATACTTTGAGATCTGTAGTTGCGGCCTCTGCATCCATAAAAGCTTTGATGGGTATAGATGCTAATGCAGCTATACCACCGACCATGAGCGCATTGTTTACAACCTGCTGTCGCATCTGCTTACGAGTATCTGCAAACGAACGAGCCAAGCTATCTGCTTTACGGTGCACAGCTCCCACGCCTTTAAGTACCAATGCAAAATCGGTGACTAACCCTTGAGCGTGGCGTCGACCAGTGGCCAATAAGCTGTTGGTGCGTTGAAGTGGCTGATTGACTTTGTCCAGCCCTGTACGATTAACCTGAGCAAGGCTATCGTTGAAAGAATCGACGGTGCGTGTGGCACGTTCGAAAGATTTTGATAGTTTGTCTGACCTATCGATGATACCGCGCAGAGGCGCGGAAATATCATCGATTAACTTGAGTGTTGCAGATAGATCTAAGTTATTCGCCATATTACGCGCCTATTAAAGTTTATTTGATATCTATCATTTGCGTTAGTTCGTCGTGCAGACGTTTTTCTACATAGCCTTCATCGGTAAGTAAAAATAAGGTTAAGAAAATCAATGCTAAATCTTTCCAGCGTGTCTTTATTGATTGCATGATAATGCCTCTAGCTATTTATCTGATTCACTACGCTTACGCGCTTTTTCGTGCCAATCCATCAGCTCATCTACATCCATGTCCTCACAGTCAGACGGTCGCCAATGAAAGACGACCGCTAGATCAGCAATCACATCGTCTACGCAGTAGGGGATGCCTCGGCTTTCGCGGTCTCTGCTTCCAAACGTGTTTTCTTCCGCTGATCCTTGCTGGCGAAAAAACCGACCACCGCCGTCGATACGCTTAGAAAGTCTGCTGGGTCTAATGCAGCGACTTCGTTTTCAGTAAGTGGTGGCGTGCTCACACGTGGCACTAGTTTGATGACTGTATCTACGTCTACTTTTAGCAAGTCTGCTAGCGATAGACCGCGTAATGCACCAGTCTTGGGTTTATTGATATTGACTTCTGAAATAGTCAAATTACCGCGAATGATAGGAGTATCAAACTCAACAGTTTCAATGTCTGGATTGACTGGTAGTGCTGGTGGCGTTGCAGTATCAGTTTGGCTGTTTTCTACTGGAGCTACTGAACTTGTAGCGATTGCTTCTACTGCTTCTTTCTTACTCATAGTGTTGTCCTGGTATGTTTGATTATTGGTTTAATTAAATGATTAAAGTAGGAAATTGGCCATGTTTGGATGATAGTGACTTCAGTGTCACTATCTGGAGATCGTCGCCTTGGTGAGCCGTCACCTCACCAACTAGCTAATCGCCATTTATCCAAACGTGACGTTTGGCCAAAAGAGTTATAAGCCTAACTGTGCATTGATCTCGCTAGTCATGTCTTTACCTGCGACGATAAATATACCGTTCACAAAGTCGACCTCAAGGAAGGTAACACCATCGTCAACAATTTTGAGATAAGTCACGCTATACGTCAGCTCATGCTCGTTGATGCTGCCAAGCTCAAGCTCACCTAACGGTAAGCTGGTAACAGATCCACGCATATAGACATCACGCACAACGTGGGTACAGGTGTCTTGACGCTCGTATGCACCAATGTAGCGAATCGGCAATGCTGAGACACCACAGTAAGCAAGCTGTGCAATGTGTCGGCTATCAACACCCGTGTAAGTAACAGTCGCCTCCATCGCTTCAAAGCCCATATCAAGCTTGATGTCACCGATCATACCGGCTGCGCGATAGTCTTCAGTTTTTTTGACAATCTCAGGTAGGTTGATGGTTTTGGCTGTGCCGGCGTAGCTGTCGCCATCGACACGGACGTTAAAGTTTTTGAGTACTGCAGGCATCTGTTTTGCCATGTTGGTGTCCTTTTAGTCTGTTTGGTTACGCCGCTTGAGCAATGAGCTTGCCAAAGTCAACAAGGTAGCTATCAGTAATACGCTGATTGAGTTTGAGGTTCTCAAGGGTCGGTACTGGAGTGTAGTCATAGTCAACCCATAGCATGCCTTGACTCAGATCCTGCGCATTGTTTAGGTCGTCGTTGTACCAGCATCTAGCACCAAGCAACCAACCTTGTGAGACAGTAGCGCGTAGCTTGGCATTGATTGAGTCGATAATATCTCGTACTAGGACTGGTGTAAGCGGTTGATCAACGAATGAAAAGCAGCCTTCAATAATTGTGTCTAGTAACCATTGAGCGGTAAGTACTCCCGTCTCAAAAGCAAAGCGAGGGTCTGATGAGCACGTGCGATTGCCCCAAAAACGGAAACCCTGGTGCTGGATAACTGACGTAACTTCGTTAGCGTTTAGATAGCCGACTTCCGTGTTTGGATCTTCTAAATCCCATGTGCGAGGCTCTTTGATGCCAGCGACACCGGGCACAGGAATATTAGAGATCGATTTAGTAAAGCTTGCTGGATATGTGTCATCGATGAGCGCTCTCATAGCAAGAGCGGTGGCAATGATAGGGGTTGCGTTGGGCATCTTTTACTCCCTGATATTTAACTTTAAGTAGTGGTAGTTATGTCTCGCTTAATAGTCTTTAACGAGTCATTGTTAATCTAGTATTATCGGTGGCTCTAAATCAGGAATGACCACATTAAGCATTTGAATAGCACAATCAGCAGTAAATTCGATATAGTCACCATCCGCGTGATAAACAGCTGGCGCTAGTCCATTGCTATCAAGTACATCTACCTTATTGACCAAACTTGCCTTAACTAAATCAAAGGCATCCATATACTCTGGAGCATCAGAATGGCGAGGCGGCAGTGTTAGAAAATCCGCAGGCGTACAGCGCATGATTTTAAGTGTTGTACGCTCTGTTATGACTATCATTTCATTACCGACTTGAGCTTCACTCAAAAGAGAGTTGAGATTTTCAAAGCTTGTCGACTGTACCAGCGCACGCCACTCTTCGTCTGACATGATGTATGAGTCATTTACAAACGGTACTTGTTTTGACAGTTCATTTTTTAAGCTCTGCTGTGTAAAACATGCGAGACTTAAATTATCAGGATGTTTGATTAAGTTTTTCGAGTCTGCTGTGTTACCGATTAAAAGAAAATCTGGTGTGCCTGTTATTGACATCATCGGTGTAACATTAGTCCAATCTGAACTAAAGCCAAAAAAACTATAAAGATGGCTAAAGACAATGAGATCGTCAAGATTACCCACTGAGTCAACAGCATATTCAAGGTTTGCGCCTGTAAAGCTTGTAATAAAAGAAGGGCTGTTGCCGACTTGTATTTTTAGACAGGATGAGATCATGATAAATACCTTATTATTTTTTAGAGGGGCAATTGATTGTTAGGCAATGGCAGGGCAAGATTGATGTAGCTGACACTTGAGACATCAGCGCTCGGCACACCCCATTCACCATCAATAATGCACAGCTCACGATCACCATACGTATCGCGGTATGCGACAATCGCTGCCTTATCTGTAATAAGTGTGCCATCTGGTTTGCGCGGAGATGCGTAGACAATGCCGCGTCGACGCTTTGCAATAGAGACGAGCTTCAATACCACATCGGGCGTATCAAGCTCTGGCGCTCCAAATCGTTTAGGCATAAGTCCAAAGCGAGCAGGGCAGGTCAGCAATACATCTAAGCTGTCAGCCTCAAAGGACTTAGGCACACGTAAGACAACAACGGTAGGGTTGTGAATATCACGTATCGTCTGCAGACAATCGCGCAATGTGCCATCTGTACCGGCTTTATCAATATTGTCTTGTGTGATACCAGTGAGTAGCACTGGTGTGCTAACCGGGTACATAGTGTCATCAGCATCGGTACTGGTAACGATCAAACCTAATACACTAACGTTGGCATTACGCATTGGCAGAATGCCCTGCGTAACCTCTTGTGCTGATATGCCGTGATGAAATGACGTCATTTGAGTTTTCCTTTTAAATAATTAATTAACTGATGCGTAACCACTGGCCAGCGACTTTTGAAGGCTGTATGTTGTTATGAGGTTGACCGCCACCCACAGCGTTAGTCTCGATATTTGCCGCACTGGAACTGGTATTTTGAGTACCAGCGCGAGTACCGCCGTCAATACTACCGCTGTGCATATCAACAGTATGTTCATGACTTGGAAACTCTTCTAACGTCAACGTATGCTCATTTGCACCAAACTCATTACCCATCGTTTTGTATTCGATAGGATCATCAGTTATTGTGGAAAAACCGACAAGCGTTCTGCCTTCGGCGTATCGCTCCCAAGTGCCGTATCCATGATGTGCGGCAACTGCTGCTGCGTCAGTGTGGCTAATAGTAGTAGTGTAGATATCACCTACTTTGTAGGCTTGCATATTTAGTTTTAACCAAAGTATATTTTCAGCAAGCTGTCTAGTTGCAAGGTTGGCGTTACCATTAGCACCGCCAAGAATGCTTTCGTTAGTTTCAACTTGATTAATGTTTTCGTTCCACTTAGGTGTGGTTGGGAGAGTAAGGTTGCTCATATTTTTTACCTAATTACTTTATTGATAAGAAGCGGTACCGTCATATTTGCTCTGACCGTCATAACGTATTGATAAATTGTTAGGGTCGTAACGTTCCCATAGATAGCTGGTATATAGCTGATAATGATCAGGTGTGTTATCGTCAGGACTGACATTACCTGTATTGCTGGCATAAATAGCAGGTAATCCAATATTCTCATCACGGTCATCAACCCCTACTAATTGAACGCCTTTAAGCTGACGCCAAAAAGTCTCAACACCTAAGAGATCATCAAATAAGGGTTTTGGGTTTTCGAGCGTGTGCGTCCAGTATTTATAACCGAATGGCACAAGCATGCGGCATACGGTATTTAAACGAGCATTAACCCAAGAATGAGTAGCCGTAACTACGTTGGCATCAATCACTAGATTGACATTGGGGTTATCAATATTGATAACGGCTTTGATACGGTAGTCAACAGCGGCAGTTGAGCTGGCTACTGGCTTTTGCACCTCTGGTACTTGACCGACCCAAATCAAGCTGCCCTCGCTATCAATCAAACCAATCTCGCGGATAGCCCAGCCACCTTGGTCTTGAGGTACGATGCAAGTAATCTCGTATTGTCCAGCAACTGCAGTACTTGTAACGCTTTCCACGTTACCCTGATAACGCTTACTAACCAGCACTTGCTGATCAAGGCGCTTGCTAAAATCAACGTCCACACCTTGACCGACAGCGAATTCAATAATTCGTACTGGCTGACCACCAGCAGATGCTGCAGAGGCAAGTTTTTGTTGTCCAAGCGTGGTTAGTAAGAGTTGGTAAGTCATGATGAGCCTTAAATATCGATATTAAGTTTTATGAATTAGTGTTTTCGCTACCGGCACCATTTTCGGGTGCGACTGGAATCAAAATACGGTCAATATCAGCGCCATCAAATACAATTACGTCACCCAGTTTTTTGATCGTAAACAGTTTGGAGGTGTCTTCAGCAACTGCTAAAGTGCGTTTAGGCGCCTTGGTGTAATCAGCTACATGCTCAGGAGTCAGCAATGTGTAAATGTTCAAATTCGTTGCAGTACTGGTTACGGCTTCAACATGTACTGAGTCAAAACGCGTGCGTAGTAAGGTTGGATTGAAAACCACGTCGATATTAGGAGGAGCAGTACTGTCATTGATCAGTAGAGCAAGGTGGCTTGCTGTCGCAATACCATCATTTTCAATCACGTCAAAATCTACGATGAACTTACCATCGGCATTGGCGATGGGATTAGTAACGGTCTTGGTTAAGCCTTGCGGCTGCTGGTCATTTGGCATAATAAATCCTTAGTTAGTGAGAGTAATTTCAACGCCGACAGCTGGGACAGCATAAGCAGCGAGTGTTGCATTGACAGATGTACCAAAATAAATATCGTAATGAGCTGAAAGACGTTTGACTGCATCGACGACCGCACGGATTTGTCGTACTGAATCAGTGATAATGCCGTTCATCGGATTTACTTCGATGCTAAACGTACCCGGTGTGCCTCTTGGACTTTTTTCAAACCACTCAATCACACTGGTCTCGTAGTTCATGACAGCAAGTGCACGCTTGACAGCGCCTAAAGTACCTTTACGCTGGTGTACCCAGATTGAGTTTTTGACAACATTGCGCTGTGTCTCAATACTCCACGCGTCATTCCATTCATCAACGGACCAGGCGTAAGCCAAAAACGGCAAGTATTCATCAGGACAGTTTTCTGCATCCCATATCAAATCAAACGGCACATCGATCAATTCAAGCCTTGTCGTTAGAGTTGCAAGTTCGCGCTCGAGTGGCTTGCTATTAGCCGGTAGCAAAGACAAATCAGTCATTGCTGCTTACCGCCGTAATGTCGTGACCGGTGCAATGCGCCACTTGAGATACGTCAACTAATACATCAATAGCCGGACTGATCAATTCAATTCGACTGACACCGTTTACATCCAATGCGCCAATAATCCTGCTTGTTGCAATGCGTCGACCGGGCTTAAATTCCGAACGTAGATAAGCGCGTAATGCTGCCAAGCCTTGGCTTAGTATTAGCTGTGGACTGATACCTGCTTTGATATAAATCACAGCATCAATCTGATATGATTTTGCAGTAGCACTATGCACGCGGACCAAGTCAGTGATAGGACGTACATCATCGGCGGTCAGCGCAGTAAAAACATCGTTAACAGCATTTTGATCAACACCGACGGTCTTGTTTGCTTGCTCGAGTACGTCACCGTCAATCTGGCCAGATAAATATACGTCTACCTCGGTAGGCGCTGGGCTATCGACGGTAGCCTTAAACACTTGGGCACTAGCAGATAAGGCATGGAATAAATATGCCCCGGCACTACCGGCCTTTGTTTTTGCTTCGACTGACAACGCTAAGCGGTCACGATAAGAAGCATCGTCTTCTAAGATCTCTGGTGTGACTGGATTGGTCGTCAAGTCTTCTACTTGTAAAATCTTGCGCTGGACACGGTAGTAAGTGACACCTACATGATCTAAGTCAGCACCATTAGCATAGGCAAGCATTAAGCTACGCGCTGTACGATTGACTTCAGCTACTTTCAAGCTATAGCGATAAGCCAGTACTTCTAATATTTTATTAACCGGCTCTGACTCTAATGCCAATGCAGCATGGATTGGATGATTGGCTGGGAACTTGGCAGCAAATTCAGCGCGGATCTCAAGCAACTCAGCTTCAGGCGAAATGGGCTTGATTAAGTTCGGTGGCGGTAAGCCTTGCAAATTAATTGCTGTAAATACGTTGCTCATGTTGCCCCTCGTACTAAAGATAATGACGTGGTCAGCGTTGAGTTGTCAGCGCGTCTCATCTCGATCAATGTATTCCAACCGCTGTTTATGCCATCATTAATTAAAGACAGACTAACTTTGCTGACTTTGATGCGTGGCTCCCAGCGAATAAGGGCTGTCGCTGTGGCTGCCATAAGCTTTAATCGAGTAGCATCATTAGCCGGGGAATCAATCAAAAACGGTAAAAGGCTGCCATACTCACGGCGCATCAATCTGGTACCGAGAGGTGTGGTCAAGATGTCATGGATCGACTGACGTAGATGATCGTCTTGATTTAATAGTTCGCCATTGGTCCGGGACATACCGGTTGCATAATTATTCATACAGGATCACCAGACGTACCAGATCCATTCTCAACGTTTTTATGACCGTGTTTACTTAGTTTGATATCTTTTGCATAAACCTCTTCGTCTGACTTAATGGCTTCTTTTGCGTGGATACCTTTATCAACTTGCAGACTGCCGGTCATACGCGTGTTTGGTGTATCCAGCACAATGCTGGTTTTTGACTTGATGAGAGTCTCACTGATATGCATCGTGAGTTGGCTCTTAACCACATCGATGCTGCAAAAGTCAGTGTCGTTGTAACGGATGCGGATCTCGTTTGGGTCAGTGCTTGGGCTTGGGTTATTGTCGCTATATAAGCTAAGGACAGGAATAGCATTGGCTAAGTCACCGCTTGGTGAAACAAGCAGGTACTGTTCACCAACACTAGGACAGCGCCATACGCTAATAGATCCAGCGGCGATAGCAGGAATGCTTACCCAGTCAGTCTCATTGTCGCCGACGGCCAGACGCATTAAAGCACTGTCAGCATCAATATGCGTGACAGTGCCAATAGTGGCGAGATTGTGTAAGCGTCGTTGGGTTTCTGCGTTCATGGCTATAGTTTGCTTGGGAGCAACGCCAAGTGCATCTAATGCTTAACCGCAAATAGGACTTACGGTTAAGTTATTCGAAACGATAGATCATGTGATCTTCGTATGATGAGTTCTTATTCATACAAGCTTTGAGACTAATTTTTTCGTAATTGCCGACTCGTTGCCACGTGCGCTGGTCACATTCTTGTACAAAGTCCAGATAAGAAAGTATCTCGCTGCGTGTACTGCTAAAAAATATATAGGGAGGTCTAACATATTGCATCAACTTCAAAAATTGCACCATTCCGAAATAGCCTGTTTGGGCGTAAGCACCTTGCTGGGTATTGACATAAGGCGGATCAAAAACCAGTAAGGTTTTTGATTGATCAGCGTACTGAGGGAGAAGCGTGTCGTATGATTCGCAAACAACTTCTACACCGGTCAAATAATCATCTACAGCAGGAAAGTCGGTACGACGTAAGGTGTTATATAGATGGCTTGCATACAGCTCATCTAAACTGGCCGCATGTTTGCCGGCAAATAATAACCACGTTGACAGCACTCGCATATCGATGTGACCTTCAAATTTTTTGATCACGTCTATAACTTTTGGCTTAATACTTTTATCTAAAAGCTTTTGGCGTGGATAATCAGATAGTACGTCCATCAGTTGCCGGCGTAATCTATTACTGTCATCAACGTGCTTTAGGCGCTCAGTGTAATTGTCAAAGTCATTAAAGATAACTTTAGCTGCTGGTTTTAAATGCTTGGCATTATTGCTAAGTAGACCACTACCACCAAACACATCAATGATAGTCCAGCCTTCACCATCATCAGGAATATGCTCATCAAGTACTTTGCGAAAAGCTTTTAAAAAAAATCGTTTCTGGCCAACAAAAGGTAACGGCGCTTTATGTTGAAGACTTGGTTTTACTACATTGGAATCGCTCATGAGAGTCTCTTTTAGTTTGAGACTCAAGGTCTTCTAATGAGACGCTCTGGGCGTTCTGTGTAGTGTTTAATTTTTTACAACGTGGACATTTAACGGCGACCACTGCCTCACCTGAGATGCGAGCTAATAAGCGCCCACACTCAATACAACGAAAATCATGCATGATTAGTTACTCATTTAATAAAAACTCTCTTATCTCATCAATAATTAACTCAATATCATCATCGGACCAACCGATGGTTTTTCGCACTGGGTAGCGCGTGGGTTTTGAGTTTGGATTGGGCTTAATGGTTTTGCCAAATTGGTGGACGGCCATTACTTCAGCTGTGCGACCGGCAAAGCCAATCTCTGCATGCTTGCTGCTGTATGCAGTTTTTAGCATTTTTGGTAATCGTTGAAACATGGCGCCACGCCTGATACTGCCAACGCCATCGCGCTTACGAGGTGTAAACCGTTTACCATCAGGATCTTTTTGAGCTTTGATGCGTCGTTTCCAGACTGTACGCAATTTTGTAGACAGCCGACGATTAAGCCTGGTCTTTTGCTGTGCGTTGAGCTGCTTGCTTATACGTTCAAGCCAAGGCTCCAGTTCTTCAAAGTTATCGCTCATTGGTCGACCGCATCAGCTATGTCTTTTGTTACCCAGTCACTAAGGGTCTCCGACCAAATCTTAGGTGGACAAAGATGATAATCACCTTCGTCATTAATAACCAACTTATCAACCAGACCAATATCAACCGTGAGATCATAAGTTTCAGCATCTATGATCTCGCTATCAAAATTTAAATCCGGTACCGGATACTCTCTTGATTGGAACCACTTACGAATAAAGGTTAGTAAACTGAAAGGATCATTGTCACGGCAATCAATGAATAAAAATCTTGCGATATAATTGATATCGCCAACGTTGGATGCCAGTTCACCGTTCACTAAAAAAAGGTGCACCTTATCAGCGGTCAGTTGTGACTCAAACTTAGTTAGTAGATCATCCTTTAATTGCTGCAGGTATTTCATTTACTTAGTCCAATCTAGTTGAGCAGCGGCAGCTTCAAGCTGCTCAACAATACGCCGTGACCAGCCTTTACCAAAAGCGCTCCATGTGCCAAGGCGGGTAAAAAAATCTAGGCGTTTAGCCAGAAACTTAAAGACAACGATGTCCGCAGGCATATTATTAACAGCGCCAATAGTTTGTGGTCCTACAATGCCATCAACTTGTCGACCAGTAATGCCGGCTGCTTGTTGTAAGAATTTAATAGCGCGGTTAGGACCATGATTGTATGCAGCATCAAAGACTTGCGCGGCAACAGCAGGCGCAAATTCGTCACAGTGCGCCGCATCCCAATATGACTTTTTAGCCACTTCTTTGGCAAACGATTTGGGTAAGTCTCGCATAGATCCTTTATAACCGTGTTTAATGGCAACGCGTTTGGTCACGCCGTACATCGTCTCACCGCCGGGGTCACGCGGATGATTGATATAGCCACCTTCATTTACCATTAGCTGGTCAAAAGCTTTATCAAAAAATGGATTATCAGTCATCAGAGACTCCTTTATTAAACACATCATTCAAGCGAGTATTAAAGTCTTGGGCGCTCTGTTTTTTACCGTGTTTGTTGATCAGATGCGATAACAAAAACATTGCAGCAACCAGTGCCAAGCAGCCACCACGTATAAACATATAGCGCACAGGCAGTCTGTCACCGAGGATACTAGTGTCATAAGCTAGGTAAACAAAACAAACCAGTGCATAGCATGCCAATACTCGAAACAACCACCATCCGACGCTGTCATGACAGCGTGTACGCATTAGCATCAAAAATAAGATAAGTGCTGCTAAAACCATCGCAGACACATTGATAATTACCATCATTTGCTGACTCCAAATAACTTAGCAGCCCAGTCCGGTAGTATCTCCACCATTTTTTCCGACTTAACAACCGCAACGACCAGGCGTAAAAAGAAATAACCGATACCAGCCCATAGAAAGCTCACGAGTAGAACAACATCATCGCTGCTATCGATATAACCCATCAGCTCTAGACTGCCACGAGTAAAAAATAGTCCTGCACCAAAACCCAGTAAGATATGACCGATACTGGTGGCACTGGGTGGAAACTTTTTATCCTCACCGAATGCCAAAAAACTACCTACAGCGCCAATGACAGTCGCGACCAACATAGATGGTGTAAGGAAGGGTAGAGAAGCAGAAATAGCCGTATCAGCCTTAGCATGTGATATCGTTAAAAACATCCAGACGGCAATAGCAGCAAGCCATCCGAGCGCACAACCAATACGCATTAGCCAGACTTTTTTAGTAGTCGGTTTTTTCATTAATTAATCCCATAATTTGATAGTTGGTGCAGCAGCTGCGGCGTTGTCATTGGGCAAAGTAATCAGAGCTTGAGCCGGTAGCACAGCAAAGGGCGAATAAGAGATATTGCTCTCGATAAGTTTTGGCAGCATCTCTACTGATCGGTTTGCGTAGACTCTGTAAGCGATAGCGTCAAGCGTATCGTTTTGTGTAGCGCGTATCGTGCGCTGATATTGAGCGCTGCTCATAAGAGCTTCACACGATTGCGCCGACGGCCAGTCATGTCAGCGATGCTGTGACTGACAACACGGCGCAGACGATCAGACTTTGTTAGTTGGACGTCACCACTTATGGCACCTTGGCTTGTCGTGTCATAGTCGACGTAATTATCGGCAGCAAGAGCAGCAGCTTCATGCATCACAGCACGTTTATAAGCGCGATCAAACGTATCTCTATCGATACGCTTTGTAGATAAGTGCTGCTCGAGCGTGAGCAGACTAAAAAAGGTGGCAGGTAAGTCGCCGTTGACCGTGTCGTAAGCATTGACGATATAACCAGCTATACGCTCAACACCAATCGTCTTATCGATACGCATTAGCTCTACCATATCGTCTGTACTGATTGACGGTAGGTGCGCGTAAGGATTAATGACGTTTTTAGATTGAACTTGCTGATTGATCAACATGACATTACCTGCAGCAATTAAAAGAAAAGCGGTAGTCACTTTGACGTTGGTATGATGCGATCAGCAAATAACATTGTCTTAGTGAGCCGCTTCCCGGGTGGGGACGTTACTCTCCAGCTTTGGTGAGCTGGGCGAGGTCTTTTTTACAGCCAACTTTGTCATCAAGCTTAATTGCAATCTCATAAGCAGTAATGGCTTCGTCTGGCTTGGCATCTTTTAAGCTGTCACCAAATGCGCGATAAAGCTTAGCGCGGACTTGGTCTGGCATATCTTGGGAGGTAGTACTGTCGATGGCGCGCTGAATTAAATCAGCGTAAATAGCGGTATCAGTATCTTTTCTAAGGCTTAGCAATTCATCTGACAGCTGCTCGACAAAGACGGTGGCCACATCACGAGTAAACGGCTCAGGCATAACGAAATCGTTAAGCAAAGCGTACTCAGCAATATCAGTGGCTGTTTTAAAGTCATGAGTGTCTAAACACCAAACCATCAGCTTGACGAGCATGTCATCTTGACCGCCAACGCCTTCAGCAATAGTGCCTTCAATCCAAGGTAAATAGCTTGGGAGCAGCTCAGCCTTAAGATCTTTTTTATGACTAATAGATTGAATACCTGATAAATTTTGGTCATCGTTCCAAAACTTGAGAGCAATGCCACCAACGTTTTCAGGAGCTGTACCACTATCAGTTTCGGACGGCGCATCAGAAACTGGTGTTGATTGGCTGACCATAGTTGTACCTGCACGACGACCTAAGACCTGCGCTGATAAGCGCGGGTCATTATTGGCAGCTTTGGCTTTTTTAGCAGCATTAGTACGAGTGAAGTGATCGCGTAAAGAGTTACTTTTCATGATTAACCCTCCAACACAATATTTTCAATCAGTACTGTTTTGCTATAGTCTTCAACGACATAGCACTCATTAACTGATTGATAATCAGTAGTACGATCCCAGTTAGGCTCATCAATAATATGACGGCGCTGCGATCCACGTAACTTGTAAATAGACAGGTTGTCATGGGTGGTGATAAGCAGACCGTTAGGCACAAAAAAGGCTGGGGTATCTACTGGTAGCGAGCCAAGCTGTTTTTTCTGATATAACGCATTAGCAGCAATTTGCTCTGTCGGAGAATGGGTTTGGTTAAGCAGTCCGACGTATTTATCAGAAACCAAATTTCGGCTAGTGATCGCAGTTAAACCACTTGCTCCACGATGTTGCTCTGCTATCAATTCATTGATAGCCATCTCAACCAAAGCGTCCATATTTTTGAACTCTTGGCCAGCACCGATGGTGATGCCGTCGATATGACGCTCAGGATTATAGGCACGGATCTTTTCAAGCCAACCAATATTCACGTCTTGCAATAATGGATATAAGTCTTTGTTTGATGTTTTAGCGCGATGAGTACCGTTAAATCCAATACGCTGCATGTCTTCAGCAACTATTTGGACGGCAATATTGGCAAGTCTTTTTTGAAAATCAGGTAGATAACCCCAGTTGTCAATGACTTCGTACATATAAGCAATATCAGAATTGGTCTTTGTACATAGATAATCGTCTACCGCTTCAAGATCAAAGATATCGGTAGGACGGCGTGGCTGAGAACGTGTGTCAGTAGTACTAGCCGCTGTTTTATTGCCACCAAGCCCCAGTTTTTGGCCATGGGCATTTTTAACACCTTGAATATTAATCTTGCCAAGAAAATCGGTAATTTGACGGTAGACTTCGATAAGTTTCTGTTCAATAGCAGGAGCAACATTAAAAGCTGCATTGAAGTTTTGTGCGCCATTGACGCGTGCAACTTGTTGTTTGTACTGCTCAAGTTGCAAAGCCGTTTGCGGATCTAAAGTAAACATAAAAGTCCTTGGAGGTAAAGAGATCTAAATATCTAAGAGCACGTCATTCGATGCTGACTATATTAATACTCTGTTAGTTGAGCACCGCCACCAGTAGTAGGAGGTGTATTCGTTAGATTGGTAGCTGGTTGAATGGAGAGTTGGGTTTTCAATTCTTCAAATTCAGTCTTCAACTCAGACAATTCTGTTTGCAGACCTTCGTTTTCTTTAGCAACGTCATCTGTTTTTTCATTAAGCGTTTTAAATGACTGCAGTACCAAATCTTGCTCTTGAGCGCTCATACCAGATTTTTTCGACGCAAACATAGTGGATAGCTTTTGTAAAAAACCATCGCCTTCAGCTTGGTTGCTAAGATCTTGAGTATTTTCAGGCTGCTGCTTTGGCTGATCTTCGGTAGTAGTGTTATCTGCTGCCGGGTTTGATTTATCTTTAGTCATAAGAATAAGCTCTTGGTCATTAGGGTCGGTGCAAAGTGCATCGGCATTACGGTTAAATTTAAGAGGTTCGATGCCACGAGAAGCAGGTTGATCTGTGACAGCCAGACCGACTAAATAAGCACGATCTGTATCTGCAAACTTCGGATAAAACTCAATAGATGTAAAAATCTTTTTGCCCTGCTTGTTTGCCTCAACCAAATCCGGTAGTACAGATAACGTCGCATACAGACACATTAGCTGCACATCAACGCCATTTTGTTTAAACGTTTCCATTTGATGATCAACTTTAATGATGTCACCCAATGCACCTACATCGTAATTGCTGTTGAGTCCAGACCATCGACCACTCATGTGTTCACAGTTAATACGCGCTGTGTATTCAACGGGGTCATAAGTCTCAGACATATCAATAATTTGCTGTTGAGATAAAGATCGACCATCAACAGTTTGACCTTCGCGTGCGACGCGGAAGCGTTTTACAACTCGTTTACCGGGCAATGCAGTGTCAGCCATAATTCATCTCAGTTATTAATATTCAGTGATTTCTAAATAGGCTTTAGTGTGTCGGTTAAAGGGGTTTAGGGGCAACTGATTGATAACCGTAAAACGGCTTTGCGGTTACAAACAACGTGGTTGTAGGGGTTGTGCGCTATAAGCTATAGCCCTATGACTAATGACAAATCAGACACCCTAAATGTGACGACAGAAGAAAACCGCGAGCGTGCGCGGTTGCTGTACGCGCAAGGCTTGAGCGTCACTCAAATATCAAAAGAGCTAGATGAAAAGCGCCCGACTGTCGCCAGTTGGAAAAAGCGTGATAAGTGGGAGCGCGGGAGTGTTTTTGAAAATATCACGTCGGCGATGCAAGCAAGGATGCTTGCACTGATTGGTATGAAAAATAAAAGTAATGCCGAATATAAAGAATTTGATTTTTACACCCAGCAACTAGAGCGCATGGCAAGAATCAAGCGCTACAACGAAGGTGGTAACGGCGCAACACTTAATCCAAAACTCTCTAAGCGATACAAAGAAGATCGCAAACCAGCTGTTAGAAACTTATTTACAGAAGAGGACATTGATGCGCTAGAAGAAGCGTTTAACTTGATGCTTGAGCCGTATCCCTTCCAGCAACGCTGGGTCGAAATATTAAACGGCAATAAAAAGCATCGCGCTGCGCGTATCTTTATGATGCTAAAGTCGCGGCAGATTGGTGCTACATACGTCATTGCACTGTGGGCTTTGATTAACGCTCTGCGCACTAAAAAAAATAAGATCTTTTTATCAGCGAGTAAGGCGCAGGCTTATCAATTTATCGAGTACATCAAATCGTTTGTGTTTGAGGTGCTAGGCAGAAATATTGGTGGCGAGCCAATCGTATTATCGTTGGAAGACAATACGCAAGTTAGTCTGTACTACATGGGTACTAACGCATTGACGGCTCAAGGTCGTCATGGCGATGTGATCATGGATGAGTTTTTTTGGATTCGCAAATTTAAAGAGTTTCGTGCTGTCGCATCAGGTATGGCATCGCAAAGTCATTTTCAACAAGTCTATTTGTCTACGCCAAGCAGTGTACTACACGAGGCATATGCTTTCTGGACAGGTAACGATGGTATCAATAAAAAAGATATTGACACCTCACACAGCGCATTAAAGTCTGGCCGTTACTGTGACGATGGTAAATGGCGTTTAATCGTCACCATCAAAGACGCGATAAAAGGCGGGTTCGACAAACTTGATATAGCGCAACTGCTATTAGAGTACACGCCTGAACGCTTTGCGAACTTGTTCATGTGTGTCTTTTTAGATGATAGCAATAGTTATTTTCCTTTGGCAGTGCTGCAGCCGAACATGGTCGATAGCTGGCAGATCTGGGATGACTTTACGCCAATGGGCAGCAAGAAATTTGCCAAACCTGTCTGGGTAGGATACGACCCGAGCTTTACCGGTGACAAACCTGCATTAGCCGTCATCGCGCCACCAGAGAAGGAAGGGCAGCCATACCGGGTGCTTGAGCGTCTCCATCTAGATCACATGCCGCCGCACGTCCAAGCGCAGCACATTAAAAAAGTTTGTGAACGCTACGACGTTGAATTCTTAGGTATAGATACCACAGGTGCAGGTATATCAGTTGCTGAACACGTCAAGAAATTCTTCCCAAATTATACTGCTATTAACTATAGCGTCGAGAGCAAAACGCGTATGGCTCTGAGAGCTAAAGAACTATTTACTAGACGTAAACTACACTTCGATGCTGGCAGCATTGATATTGCCAAAGCCTTTATTGCTATTAAGCAAGCACTGACTGGTAGCCAACGCCAGATGACGTTTGTCAGTAGTCGATCAAAAGAGACTGGTCACAGTGATGTGGCTTGGGCAATCATGAACGCGCTCGAAAAAGCTCCGCTTGCTAGTACCGACCAAATCAATGACGGCGTCACCAAATCACGAATAAGGGTACATAGATGACAGACACAGATGAAAAGGCCAGCTCTGGCAAAAAGATAATTATGCACAGCTTTGGTGATCCTGAACCAGTACTTGATGGTCGCAGCATGTTTGAGTACGAATTTTGCCCGATGTATCAAAATCACTATGAGTATCCTTATGATATTGATGCTGTGGCCAAGCTGTATCATGCCACCAGCCATCACACTAGTGCGTTGATCACTAAACGTAATGTGTTGGTCAGCTTATATAAACCGCATCCAAAGCTAAGCCGAAAAGCTTTCATTAGTCTAGTGATTAACTTATTGGTATTTGACAACGCTTATGTACAAGTAGTAAGAAACAGGCTCGGTGGCATACTAGAGTTACGACCAAAACTTGCACGTAATACACGCAAATCAATTAAAGGTGACGGCTATTACCATGTTGATTATCGACAGGGCGCGGCGATTGAATACAATGAGCAAATCATTCATCTATACAATCCAGATATTAATCAGGAAATTTACGGTGTACCAGACTATCTGAGTAGCGTGAATGCTATCACACTCAATGAAGCAGCTACTTTATTCCGTCGGCGCTATTATAAGAACGGCGCTCATGCCGGTTACATCTTGCATGTATCAGATCCGCTATCGACACAAAAGGATGTCGACGACTTAGAAGATGCCGTACGAGAATCTAAAGGGGCTGGTAACTTTAAGAACTTATTCATGTATACGCCAAATGGTAAACCTGATGGTGTGAAAGTAATTCCATTAGCAGAGGTCGCTGCAAAAGACGAGTTTGCTAACATTAAGATTGCATCTCGCGATGATACTTTAGCCGGTCATCGAGTACCGCCTCAACTTATGGGAGTGGTACCGAACAATGCAGGTGGGTTTGGGGATACTAAGAAAGCTGCAGAAGTATTCTACTATCACGAGATCCTAACATTACAAAACATGTTGCTCGACATCAATGACCAAGTAGGCGAGGAAATTATTTCATTCAACGAATACGAGCTGACTAAATCTCAAGAATAAATTTATTTTTTAAATTAGAAGGCCACTCAAAATGAGTGGCCTTTTTTTGTCACTTGACCATGGCAAAAATCGCTCCCTCCCGCCCGAGTTTCTTATACTAAATGCCTTTATTTTAATGCATCAAAATGCCCCCCGGAATGCCCGTAGCTGTACGGTATCGGTGTAAGCGTGTGATGCAATATAATGCAGTTTGATGCGCATTATGCAGCGATTTTAGAGCGCTTAAATATGAGGACGACAAAAAGAAAAGGTAATAAAGGTAATAGTCGGTAATAACGGATATAAGTATTTGATTTATATGTTAAATATTATTACCTCTAAAAGGTAATAATAGGTAATTTAAAAGGTAATAAATTATAAATTATAATTAAATCAAGTGCTTATATAATGGTGTATATTACTTTTAATAGAAGTAACTTTTTACTTGTAGATTACCTTTTTATTACCTTTTAAAAAATCCCTGTAAGCCTTACAGATAAAGGAATACAAAAGAATATATAATAATTATTACCTTTATTACCTTTTTATTTGACCATGTAAAATATCTGAGAATTAGACACAATCATTCTTTACCGTACATTCTTGGAAAATTTTGGATAGACGCGTGGGCTGGGCATGGGCTGCTATTTAACACACATGATAGGTAGAGTATTGCTTGTAACCGTTGATTTATAAGGGTTCAATATTTTAGTGACCGCAGTAGGTGAAACATACAGAGGTTTCGAATCTCTCCGTCTCCGCCAAATGCTAAAAAGCCCCAATCAGTAATGATTGGGGCTTTTTTTTATGGTGTATTTTATGAATGCTGGCCGACAGGCTCTATAAATCTCATAAAAGATCAAATGATGCGCAGTCCCACTATTTAGCTAATGAATTGCCAAACTCAA